ATTATTAGCTAGGAGAAATTATGGCTGAAATTAAAAAAGATAAAAAAGGTTTAACTACTTATCAATATAAATACGTTAATCCTAAAGACCGCAAAGGCTATGCCAATGTAGGTGAGGTTTCGCTGTTTGTCGAAGAAGATGTTGAGATGTATCAAGATCAAGTCAAACGCAAATACAACCATCACCAAAAGAAACAAACATCAGCAGACCGTTTGGACGAGTCTTTGGGCATGAGACGGGGTAAGGAAAGTACCAAGAAGCAGAGCTACAAAGATCGTAGGCACGAAAGCAAGGGTGCCAGAAAATAATGAACAACTAAACATAGGAGCAGTTATGTCTATTTGGAATAAAGTAAGAGCCAACATTAGAGCTGGCATAGAATGGGCTTTTTCAAGTTCAGAGAAACCAAAGAAAACCTCAGCCGTAGTAAAAAAGAAAGCCGAACCCAAGACCGTTACTAAACGGGTTCGTGCTCGTACTGCCAAAGGTCGTTATAAGGGAGATGATAAATCCACTCCCGATGTTGATGAGGCTTGGACTACAGTGAAAGTACCTGTAAGACGGGTAGATAAAACAAAGAAGTAATTTATGGCAATAGAAAAGCAAATTCCGCCTACGAATGGTGAGATTAAGGACGAGGAATTGGAGATTTCCATTCTGAATCCCGAAGCGGTTGGCGTGCAAACCGAAGACGGCGGTATGTTGATCGACTTTACAGACGGCGAAGAGGAATTTGCAGGCGGTTTTAACGATAATTTAGCCGAATCGATGGAAGAAGGCGAGTTAGACACTTTAGGTGGCGAGCTAATTTCGCAATATCAGGGCGATAAAGACTCCAGACAGGACTGGGAAGACACTTATCGCAAGGGTTTAGACCAATTAGGATTACAAATTGAAGATCGAACAGAGCCTTGGGCGGGAGCTTGTGGTGTCTTTCACCCATTATTGACAGAATCGGTAGTTCGCTTCCAATCACAAGCAATATCGGAGATTTTTCCCGCCTCAGGACCTGTAAAAACGCAGATATTAGGGAAAATTACGGACGAAAAGGAAAAACAGGCGTTTCGAGTCGAGGATTACATGAATTATATGCTGACGGAACGCATGGTTGAGTACCGTAGCGAGACCGAAAAGCTATTATTCAGCTTACCACTAGCAGGATCGGCATTCAGAAAGATATATTACGATATTAGCATGGGCAGACCGTGTTCTATCTTTGTGCCTGCCGAAGATTTAGTGGTTTCTTACGGAGCCAGCGACTTATTGACCGCTTCCCGTGTCACACAGGTGATGAAGAAGACCAAAAACGACATCAGGAAGCTACAGGTAGCAGGGTTTTATCGAGATATTGAATTACCCGACCCATCCCCCGATATTGACGAAGTTAGACGCAAATACGATCAGTTAACGGGAGATAGTCCTGATTATAATTTTGATAATCGTTATACGATCTTAGAAATGCACGTTAATTTAGACCTGAGTGGGCACGAAGACGTGGACACAGCAGGAAATGAGACAGGTATTGAGCTTCCTTATGTAGTAACCATTGATTTAAGTTCAACTAAGGTATTGTCCATCTATCGTAACTGGTATCAGGACGATACACAGAAAATGGCGAGACAGCACTTTGTCCATTACGAATATCTTCCAGGTTTAGGCTTTTATGGCTTCGGTTTAATCCACCTAGTCGGTGGTTTATCCAAGTCAGCAACGTCATTACTCAGACAATTGGTTGATGCAGGTACCCTGTCCAACCTTCCTGGTGGTTTGAAGTCAAGAGGACTGCGTATTAAGGGCGATGATTCCCCCATCATGCCTGGTGAGTTTAGGGACGTGGATATTCCTGGTGGTGCTATTAAAGATAATATCACCTTTCTTCCGTACAAGGAGCCAAGCGTGGTTCTGTATCAGTTGCTTCAAACCATTGTGGAAGAAGGACGTAGGTTTGCTTCCGTAGCCGATATGAAGATTGCGGATATGAACAACGAGGCTCCTGTGGGAACGACATTGGCAATTATGGAACGTAGCATGAAGGTTATGTCTGCTATTCAAGCCAGACTCCATGCGGCGATGAAAAGAGAATTTCGCATTTTAGTTAATGTTATACGAGATCAAGGTCCAGAAGCCTACCCTTACGAAACTAAAGAAGAAGAGGCTCTAGTAGCCCAAGACTTTGACCAAAGGGTTGATGTGTTGCCTGTTTCTAATCCAAATGCCGCTACTATGTCACAAAGAATTATGCAGTATCAAGCGGCTTTACAGCTTTCTAATACAGCTCCGCAACTTTATGACTTACCCGAATTACACCGTCAAATGCTTGATGTGCTGGGCATTAGAGATGCCGATGATCTGGTACCGACAGAAGACGAGATACCGCCATTAGACCCAGTGACCGAAAACATGAACATATTGAACAATGTGCCTATACAAGCATACGAGTATCAAGACCATGAGGCTCATATACAGGTTCACATGGCAGCCGCTCAAGACCCGAAGATGCAGGAATTGCTATCCCAGTCACCAAATGTTCAAGCCTTGCAGGGAGCGTTTGCGGCTCACGTTACCGAACACATCGCTTTCCAATACCGCCGAGAATTAGAAAAACAACTTGGTGTGGAACTTCCACCCATCGGCGAACCATTACCAGAAGATGTCGAGAAACAACTTTCTGCTCTAACGGCTGCTGCCGCCGAAAGACTGTTGGGCAAAGACCAAGCCGAAATGCAGATGCAACAGATACAGGAACGTATGGAAGACCCAGTTATTCAGATGCAACAAAGAGAATTGGCAATCAAGGAACAAGACGTGCAGCGTAAGGCTTTAGAGGCTCAGGCTAGAATACAGGCTGACTTACAGAAAGCTAGAGACAGAAATGAATTAGATGCTGAAAGAATTGACGCTCAGGAACGTATAGCGGGAGCCAAGATCGGAGCGGAATCAGCGAAGCAGGCTTTGGAAGCAGAAATGGAAGGAGAGGAAATCTCTAGCCGAGAACGTATCGAAGGAGCAAAAATAGGAGCAGAAGTGGCAAAGGAATTAATGAAAGAAGACGATGAGTGAAGCGTCTTACGAAAACAGTTTTGATCACTTACGCAAGGTATTGCGTAATAAAATGAACGAAATAGCCGACAACATCTCCACTGGAGGTGCTGCCGACTTTCCCGAATATAAGCGAATGTGTGGGATTATAGAAGGTCTCGCTATGGCTGAACGGGAGTTGCTCGATCTTCAAGAGAAGTTAGAGCATTCGTAACGTCCGTTAAAGGACGCAGGGGGAACTACGACCCCTCGTGAAGTCGTTGCATAAGGAGTAAGAATGGAAGCAGAAATAGCTACCAACGGGAATGGTGTAGAAGAAGCGGTCACTACCGCCTCACAATTGCCAGAACCGTGCGGTTGGAAGATTCTGATTGCACTTCCAAATGTGGAAGATAAGACCGAAGGAGGTATTATCAAAGCATCTGAGACGTTGCAGGCAGAAGAATTATCAACCATTATTGGTTTTGTTATGAAACTAGGACCATTAGCCTATCGAGATGTAGTAAGATTCCCAACGGGAGCTTGGTGCAAAGAAGGCGATTTTGTCTTAATGCGAGCGTATTCTGGAACAAGAATTAAAATTCATGGGAAAGAGTTCCGTTTAATTAATGACGACACCGTTGAAGCGGTTGTCGATGATCCTAGAGGTATAGCAAAAGTATGAATACAGAAGCTAATCAAGAAACCACTCAAGAGGAAGTAGAGGTAAAGGTCGATTTGCCTGTCGATGAATTGGGGTTCGCAGAACCTACAACCATCGAGAGTCCCGACAAATCCGATATTGAAATTGAAGTGGTTGATGACCGTCCCGAAGGGGACCAGGTCGCAAAGAAAGACCCAGACGCTAAAGCCCACGAGGAAGAGCTTGAGGACGTTAGCGATAGGGTACAAAAACGTATTGATAAACTCAAATACGATTACCATGAGGAACGCCGAGCTAAGGAATCAGCAGAACGAATGCGGGACGAAAGTGTTCGTTATGCCCAGCAGGTAGCTCAACGGAACCAAGAACTTCAGAATGTTTTGTCTGAAGGAGAAAAGGTTTTTGTTGAAACAGCTAAGTCCAAGGCACAAGGAGATTTGGACTCGGCAGAAAGGGATTATAAGTTGGCGTATGAAGCGGGTGATACCGAAGCCGTAACACAAGCTAATAAACGCATGATGCAAGCTCAGACGCACTTGATGCAGACAGAGCAATTTGTGCCAACTGAACCTCAACAACAGCCTACTGCTCCACAGCAACAGGCAGTTCCGCAACCAGACCCGAAAGCACAAGAATGGTTGCAAAAAAATACATGGTTTGGTCAGGACAAAGAAATGACTTCTTTTGCGTATGGCGTACACGAGAAACTCGTGACAGAAGAAAAAATTAGTCCAATGACCGATGAATATTACGAGAAGGTAAATTCTCGTATGAGACAAGTATTTCCAGATAAATTTGATGGGGAGGAAACCTCTCGGCAGACTGCGACCCATCAGAACACTTCGACAGTAGTCGCTCCTTCTACAAGGAACAATAGCGGCAAACCTCGCAAAATGCAGCTTACTGCCACCCAAGTCTCTCTCGCAAGGAGGATTGGGTTAACACCAGAGCAATACGCCAAGCAACTTCTAAAGGAGATGTCCAATGGCTGAAAATGAAGAGCGTAGGATTAGCGGAGAAGACCCAAGCCGTGAATCCACAACGAAGAGGGAAGACGAACAACGCCCCTCTGATAAATGGGTCCCCGAAGGTGTATTACCAGAACCCGAATCGCAAGACGGTTATGTGTTCCGATGGATCAGGACTTCAAGTCAAGGTCAAACGGATAACACTAATGTGTCCATGCGTTTTAGGCAGGGCTGGGAACCCGTGAGAGCGGAAGACCATCCCGAACTAAAAATTGTGTCAGATCACAATTCTACGTTTGAAGGTAATATCGAAGTAGGGGGTTTATTACTTTGCAAGTGTCCTGAAGAAATCGTGCAAAAGCAACGTGATCATAATATTGCGATGGCTAAAGCACAGATGGACGGGGTAGAGGCAAATTTAATGAACGAAAGTGACCCTAGAATGCCCATGTTAAATCCTGAGCGTTCTACTAAGGTCACATTTGGTGGCGGTTCTAACAAATAGGAGCAGATTTAACCGTTAGAGTCGCTTTGGTTTGATAACACAAGCGTAAAGGAGAATAAGATGGCAGCTTCAGCAGCCCCTTATGGTGCAAGACCTATCGGTACTCTTAGTGCGAGCGGTTCCTTCTCAGGAAAAGTTCAGCACATGAAGATTGTCGATCAGTATGCCGTCAATATTTTCTATGGAGACTTTGTAAAACTTGCGGCTACTGGAACTATCCAGAAAGACACAGGTACTACTACATTGACTTCTGTAGGAATATTTGTCGGTTGTTCTTATACACCAAATACGACAAACCAAAAGACGTTTGCACAAATGTGGACAGCGAGCACCAATTGCTCAACGGCAGATGACATCATGGCGTATGTAATTACAGACCCAGATGTTGTTTTCCAAATGCAAGGTGACGCATCCTGTGCACAAACGACTCTTGGTAACAACGCCGCCGTTGTTCAAACCTCTGGTTCAACATCTTTAGGTCGCAGTAAAAATGCGTTAGATGCCAGTACAGCAGCTACAACTAAGACCCTACCACTCAGAATCGTTGACTTTGTTGACGGTCCTGACAGTTCCGTAGGTGATTCTTTTACTGACACCATAGTGATATTTAATTCACTTGGTGCAAGTAGTGCTATTACAGCAACTACGCATCAATTCCGTGACCCTCTAGGTATATAAGGAGAATAACAAATGGCTATTTCAAGAGCGCAAATGTTGAAGGAACTATTACCTGGATTGAATGCACTATTCGGACTTGAATATGACAGCTATCAAGATGAAGCTGCTTTAATGTATGAAAACGAATCTTCTGACAGAAGTTTCGAGGAAGACTTAAAGCTAAGTGGATTCGCACAAGCTCCAGTCAAGGCTGAAGGTGGTGCAATAAGCTATGACTCTGCACAAGAGGCTTACACAGCCAGATACACGCACGAGACAATTGCTATGGGATTTGCTTTAACAGAAGAAGCTATGGAAGATAATCTATACGACTCTGTTTCTGCTAGATACACCAAAGCACTTGCTAGGGCGATGGCTTACACTAAGCAGCAGAAAGCAGTTTATCCGTTGAACAATGGGTTTAGTGGTGGTGCTTTTAAAACAGGTGATGGTGTTACATTATTTAACACTTCACATACTCTAGTCTCTGGTGGGACAGTATCTAATACCTTCTCAACTCAGGCTGACCTGAACGAAACATCGTTGGAAAATGCAACGATACAAGTTGCTGGTTGGACTGATGAGAGAGGTCTATTAATAGCTGCAAGACCTCGTAAACTAATTATTCCTGCGAATAGTATGTTTACAGCGACTAGGCTACTAGATTCCCCTGGTAGAGTTGGTACAGCCGATAACGACATTAATGCCGTTAGAAGCATGGGAGTGGTTCCTGACGGTTATGCCGTTAATCACTACCTAACCGACACTAACAGTTGGTATCTAGTAACAGACGTTCCCAACGGTCTAAAACACTTTACTAGGACTCCTCTGGAGACCAGTATGGACGGTGATTTTGACACTGGTAATGTCCGTTACAAAGCCCGTGAAAGATATTCTTTCGGGGTTAGTGATTATCTAGGCATCTTCGGATCGTCTGGCTCATCATAATAATTTAGGGGGCGGTTCGAGTTCCGCCCCTTATTTTTTTCTAGGGATTTTTTTATTATCTATAGACTGACCTAGCAGACTTGCCAAGACTATAGATTTATTTAGGAGACTAAATTATGGCAACAACAACTTTTTCAGGTCCCGTTAAAGCGGGGACTATTCCAGTTACAACAGGAACAACCTATGGTGATGCGGGTGACGTAATCAACACAGGTTGGGTTGTAATGTCACAAACAGCAGCATTTGATTATGATGCAGGAGCTAGTAATCTACTAGCCAATCTACCAAATCAAAGTCAAATACTTGATTTTATTATCAGTGTGGAAACTGTATTTACAGGTTCTTCATCCAGTGATTCTAAAATTGATATTGGAACTTCGTCTGATGCAGATGCCTATGTAGATAACTTGGGTGTTTCAGCTACAGCAAGAAGGATCGCTTTAACTACTGCCGCTATTTGTAGTAACTGGAAAGACGTTGGTACGGACACTAAAATAGAGGTAGATATTACTCAGGGCTCAGCTTCAGCAGGAACTGTGCGTATCACTGTTATATATGCTCAGAAAAGAGACCTCACATAATAATTAGGAGGTAACTCATGGCTGATGCAGTAACATCACAAACCATTCTTGATAATGGTGGTCGAGATTTAGTAATGAAATTTACCAATATTAGTGACGGTACTGGCGAAAGTAACGTAGCTAAAATTGACGTTTCTGCACTAACATCTAGTGCCATAACAGGACAATCGTGTAACCGAGTTGTTTTGCAGAGGATTTGGTTCAGTAATGTGGGTATGGGTTGGAAATTATATTGGAATGCAGATTCTAATATGTTTATCTGCCAAGCCCCTAAAGACTGGACAGATACTTGGGATTTTACGGATAGCAGTCAAACGCTACCTGGGATTTCTAACAATGCGGGCACGGGAGTTGATGGCGATTTGCTATTAACGACCAACGATCACACCAGTGGCGACACTTACAGTATCGTTATCTGGGCAACGAAAGGTTATAGCAACCCTAGTTAGTGCCATTAAAGAAAGGTAAATCCAAAAAAGCGGTTTCCTCAAATATTAGGCGACTGCGAAAGGAAGGGTATCCTCGTAAGCAATCGGTGGCGATTGCCTTGAGTAAGGCGAGGAAATCCAAAAAGAAAAAACCAAAAAGAAGAAGGAGAAAATAGTGCCAGGATTATATAGCAGAAGAAAGGCGATTAGAGAAGGTATCGATTGGGCTAAGCAGACTGACTACGATCCAAGAGAACACAAGAAGCAGGGTTATGATGCTCGTCTTGATGAGTCTCTAGGAGAAAGAAGAGGCAAAGAAAGTACCAAATCTCAAAGCTATAAGTCGAGACGGGACGAAAGCAAGGGAGCCGAAAAAGCTGCTGGCAAG